AAAGAAGGTGTTACAGACTTAATATCAGCATCTGTAGTTCCTTTTTTGTATTCAGAACCGTATACGAAGATTTTAAGTGCTCCAGCAGTTGCAGATAAAGCAGCCATATCAGCGGCAGTATAAGGTTTTACTGTAATAGTAGCTAATGTAGCAGAAGTGTTAACACTATCTGTTACAAAAACTTTTAAGTCTTGTCCTGTTGCAGGATCAATAACTACTAATGTTTGGTTTTTAGAGATAACGTTTTGTACAAAGTTAGGACCAGCTGTTGCATTCAAAGCGAATGTTAAAGTTGTATCAGTTGCTTTTGTAACGCTATCGTAAGCGATATGCAATCTGTTTTGCTCAGACCATACGATTTGATCAGAAGACATTGGCATTTCAGCTCCAACCATTCTTAAGAAACCAGATAAAGTTCTATTTCCATAGCGCTCTACTTCAGCCTCATAAATTTCAGGTAAGTACTGTTGTGCGAAATCATTTCCAGATCCGTCTGTAAAGTTTAAATAATTTGACTCAAGAAGTTGTTGCTTCTGAGACGGTTTAATTGACCCATATACGGGTGCGACTACTGCCATAATTAATTTTTTTAATTGTTAAATTTTTTTGTTTTAATTTTTAATTTTGAAGAATCAAAACCACTGATTGCTTTAACTTTTAAACCATTGATGTAAACATCACCAGAAGCTGCTTTTCTTGTTTCAGTACTGGGGTTTTTTGAATTAGTAACTACTTCTTTTACTGCATCGGCCTTGCCTTGCTCATAAAAGTGAGATGCTATCCTGTCAATGTTCTCAGCAGCGTACATAGCCTTATGATACCCTTTCGGGTCTACAACTTCACCTTTATCGTTTAAGAACTTCTTAATTAGGTTGTTGATGTTTGATTGGTTCTCAGCTACTTTTTCAACATTTTGAATACCGTACCTAAATTTCTTTTCTCCTACATTGATGTCAAAACCTTTGAAATCATCAGAAAAAAGCCTTTTAGTCTCGGCTTTAAACTTCTCGTGTTGCTCAGCAGCTACGCTTTGCTCTTCATTATATCGGTTGAAAAAGTCAAGCGCTTTCTTTTGTTCTTGGGTAACACCAGGTCTCAACTTGATTTCCTCGTAATATTTACCCTTAAGCTCTTCAAGATAACTCTTAGCTTTTGCAACTTCTTCTTTAAACGCAAGTTTCTTTTTTCTTACGTCTCTATCTTCATCCAACTCCTCATCATAACTGAAATTATCTTCCATAAGGAATTCTATTTCTTCAGCGTCTAGATGTGGTCTTGTTTTTTTATAGTATTCTTTTAATAACGCTTCGTTATTTATGTTGTCGTAATTAGCATTTAATCTAACATAGTCTTCTACCGTTCCACCAGTCTCTTCCATAAAAGAAACTAATTTTTCTATGTTTTCAGGTAATTGTTTACCTGTTTGTTCGCTTTCTTGAACAGCTTGTTCAACTTGTTCCGTTAGATCTTTAACCTCTTCTACCTCTTCTTCAGTTATTTCTTGAATAACTACTGGTTCTTGTTCAACAACCTCTTCGGTAGGCTCTGCGGGTTCTTCGTCTCGTTCAACCACTTCTTGCAATTCCACTTCGGGTTGTTCTGTGCGTAACAAGCTTTCATCTGTGATTTGCTCTTGAACGGCATCTTCTTCTTTTTTAGGTGTTAGATCAACTTTAATAACATCTTCGTTGTTATTTAGTTTTTTCATTGCGGGTTTTTTCTTTTTTAATTTGAAATCACCCTCTTGTTTTACAATTTCTGACATGATATGATAATATATAATTGATTAATAAAATTTATCTAGGAGCAAACTGCTCTAGATTGAATCCTCCAAGAGTGTCGTTCCCTTGTGACTCAAAATCTTTAGGTAACAAATCATTTTGTCTTTGATTTATTAACTCAGATTGTTGTGTAGCTTGTATTTTAGTTCTTTTGTCTTTGCGATCTTCAACTTCAGCAATTTTACCAGCTTCTGCATTAGCTTTTATTTGAGCTAATTGCATTTGATAATTAAACTCTTCAGCCATAAGCTCTCTTTTAATTTGAGCTTCTGTTTGCATTCTTTGTATCTCAAACTGTGATTTAGCTTGTTCAATACTAACTTTCTCTTGAGTAAGAGCTTGTTGTTTTTGAACCTCAGCCATAGCAGCTCTCTCGTTTGCTTCTGAATTAGCTTGTGCTTGCGCCTGTATATTAGCAAGTTGCGCTTGTTCAGCAGCTTCTTGTTTCTTTTTCTGTCTAAATTTAAGTAATTGATTAGCTAGTTTAAGATTAGATATTTCTCTAATATCAATAGCATCTTCTAAACCAATCATACCAGCTTGTAAAGCTATTTGTATATTTTGTTCTAATTGAGACTTTTCTTCTTCTTCAGGTTCTAACTCTAAGAATATTCCAAAATCATGTAAACTTAACTCGTCAACCTCTTCTAGTACAGCAGCGTTAAACGTGTTTATACTGTTTATTAAAGACATTCTAGTTAAAGGAAAATCAAGTACATCAGCAACTTTCATACTAACGTTCTCGCATGCTCTAATGGTTAAATAGAACAGTGATTGTAATATATGCCTAGTTGCAACATTTGATTGATTAGCAGCCATCTTTTGAAGCCCTAGAAGAGCGTCTTTATCTGGATTACTACCATCTCTTGCTTCGTTTAATCCAGTTACATCCCTTATCATCTGTAGATAATAGTTGTAAGTGTTTATTAATGAAGCTATTTTTCCTTGACCAGATGAAGAAGATAATTCTTGAACTGGTACTTTACCCCTGTTTAATTCACCATCTTGAGTAAGTGATCTACCAACTACACTACCAGTTTGGAAATACATGTTTAATGCTTCCGCTGCGTTATAATTTGTACCATTACCAAGATCAACTTCAGCTAAACCATCCATATCTAAGAACACACCATCTGGTACTATTCTAGACATTACTTGTTGTAGCTTCAAATGAGTTAATTGAATCATATCAGCAAATCCAGTGATCTTACTAACTATTGACTCAATTCTTCCTTTGTACATTCTAGGCGCTACAATAGAGTAGTTCATCACTACTTTGGTTGTATCAGCATACGGCCTAGTCATATTTTCAGTTAATTTCCATTCAAGCATGGTATTATTACCTAATACTTTAGCTCCAGAGTATAAAACTTCAATAGTTCTAGAAACTCTTTCAAAATTATCGTTAACTGGTGGATCAAAACTATCGTCTTTAACTATAGCTTTTTCTAATCCATTTTCAGTTTGTTTTATTTTAAACACTTGGTTATTGTACGTCTTGTACTCAAAATACAATACTTGAACAGTGTTTTCATCGTAATTACCCCAACCAGTTATATACTGATTGTTGCCAGGCATATTTTGTATATTTTTTAATTCCTCTTCAGATATATATGGAAATTCTTTTTTTAATTCGGCTATAGTTATAGATTTAACTTCACCTACGTAATATATATCTTCAAAGTTTGGATCTTCTGTGTAAGAATAAACTAAATAAGCTGGATCAACATAATCTACTTTTATTCCTTCAGACACATTGAAACTAGTTTTTAAACAAGATATACCTAGTACCGTTAAGTCATACGCTAGTCTTTTTCTTGTTTCATCGTACTTGTTTTGACTTAAAACTGTTTTAATAACCTCTTCTTCTGCAATCTCTACACTTTGTTTGTAGTTTAATTGCATAAATAAATCAAGTTCCTCTTTGTTATCAGGAAGCATGTCAGGTTCAGAAGAAGAATATAAGTTTTGTCCAAACTCAGCATTAATCTGATCTAAGTATGCTTTGTTTTCTATATCTCTCAAAGCATTAAAAGCGTAGTTAGTTCTTTGTTTTAAAGCGAATGGATCAGTAGCCATAGCTTTAACCTGATAACCTTTTTGAGTCATACCATTAACTACTATATCCACAAACTTAGATATAACAGGTACTGGTTTCCAATCTAAATTAAGATAAGACAAGTCACCATTAATAGCTAACTCATCTTTGTATTTTTGTATAGATTGCTCACCTCTAGCGTATAACCTTAACTGATGAAAGTTATTATAGTTTGTTTGATACCTATTAGCATTAGTTCTTCCTTGGTCAAACCACTCTTGTTCAATGGCTCTAGCCACTTGAATACCATACTCTAACGACGCCTTTTCAGCATCACTAACCACTTGGCTTGGAAAAGAACTATTGGTATTTGTGTATATATTCATTTATAGTATAATTTTTGAGGTACTACCATCATTATTGTATCTTTTAATACCTAGATTAACAGGTTGTCTTTCTATTCTATTTACAGGAACATACCTGTGTTTGTTGCAAGCCATTAAAGCAAGTCCAGAGCTAATAGACGCATCGTGACTTGTTCTGTTATTTATGTTAAATCTAGCCCAGTCTTCTAGTGTTCTTTGAAAATACATATCTCCATATCCAGTATCTAAAAGACCAATATGTTGTTCTACATAAGTTTCAATTGCCGCAGCATGAGCTTGTTTTATATCTTCGCTAGAGTTAGGTATTCCACCTATTTCTCTTTCAGTAACAGATAGTTTATTCCAAACTTTATCTGGTCTATTCATTGAAAAACCTCTATAACCTCTCCTTTTAAAATGGTATAAAAGTCTAGGTTTGTTATTTTCTGCAAGTATTGGCATACCGTAAAATATACAAGCCATTAAAACATCTTCAAAAAATATCTCAGCAGTTTGTGGTCTAGCTATATATTCTAAGAAAAAATGGTTAGGTGGTACATCTTCCATAGAAAACTTAGTTAAACCGTGTAAAGATCCGTTAGAACCTCTTTGATCAACTGTACCAGATATATCATAACTATCACATCCAAAAGCACCACAGTGCTCGTTTCCAGGATATTTAGTGCCATTCTTTATTATTACTCGGTTTTGCAGATCTTTAGGTGGAACCCAAGTTATTTTAAACCTACCGTCTTTATTAGGGTTAAAAACAACCCTAGTATCAGGCATACCGTTCTCCCAAGCAAAACTTCCCGTAGTTACAACAGATGTGTTTCTTAAATCTTCATTATAATCAATCTGCTGGTATATTTTAGTTAAATTAAATAATGATTCTTTCGCCTCATCCCTAAAAGCGTGTTGCTCTGTTCTTGGGAATTGTCTATACATTTCATTTAATCCGTCTTGATCGTTCTTTAAACCATCGACTTCATTTTGCCAATGTTCTATTACACTATACTCTATTAACGAGCCGTCGGCAGCTTTAACTGGTTTCTCTGGAGTATCGAATACAGGTATTCCATAAGTATCAATGAATCCTTCGTAGTTCCATTCCATAGGTATGAACAGAGAATATAATCCTGAACTAGTCTGTCCATTGCGGTTTCTCTTGGAAACGTC